AGGGTGTTCCAGTTGCGGTTGGCGAGCGCGAAGCGCAGCAGGTTGTTGACGACATGCGTCTCGGTGCAGTCGAACTGCTCGGCGAGGCGGGCGATGGTCGGGCCGACCTTGCCGTCGAGCGACAGGGTCTTGACGGTGTTGGCGGCACGCCATGCGCGCTGGCGCTCGGCGGCGTTGGCGTACTTGGCCGGGCGGCCCTTCTTGGCCTGGGGCAGGGGGCCGACGAACGCTGCCTGGGTCTGGGTCTGGGTGGTCATCTGGAAGCTCCGCTTGTGGTGTCTGTCAAGCTTGGATTCTAGAGACTTTTGAAGCCCCAGGCTACCGTTTGTCAGGGTCGGCGTGAAATAGTGCCGGAACAGCCAAGGACAGTCCTGCAGGACAGCCTGGGACAGCCCTGGCCGGAGGCCGCTACGCCCGGTAGAACAGCTTAGGACAGCCTGTCGTCTCCCATACAAGGGAGAAGAAGGGATTGTGGGGCGGCTGCGCGCGTGCGCGCGAAACGCGACCCGCGTATAGGCGGACAGGCTGTTCGGGCTGTTCAGGCTGTTCGGGGGCTGTTCGGCCGATTTCGCGGCGCGGGCGATTGGCTGTACATTCGCGGCCATGTCAACCCCCTCGACGCCCGGTGGCTCGCTAAAACTGTCGGACCCTGTTGGCCTGGGCAACCTGAACCGGCGCGGCCGCAAGAAGGGCGTGCCCAACAAGTCGACGGTCGCGTTCCGCGAGGTCGTCCAGGGCATCCTCGACGACAACCGCGAGAACGTGGCGCTGTGGATCACCCAGGTCGCCCAGGGCAGCAAGAGTCGCAAGGTCGGTGGCAAGCTCGTCCCAGGCCGTGCGCCCGATCCTGGCGGCGCTGCCCGGCTGCTGGCCCAGCTTGCCGAATTCGCAGCGCCCAAGCTCAACCGCTCCGAGGTCGTCGGCGAGGGCGGCGGCCCGCTGACCGTGGTCATCAGGAAAGAGGCGTAGCGCTCATGGAGCCCAGGGTTGAGGTCAACGGCCACGATGTCGAGCCATCGCATTACGTCTCTGGTAATTGGCCGCCAGAGGGCCATCCGCTCTACAGCGACGACGCCCGCGTTGCCTCGGTCACCGACTGGCTGCTGGAGCGTGGGCAGACGATCTTCCAGTTGTTCATGCTCGCCCAGGGCGACGAGCATCGGCACAGCCTGAGGGTGCTGCAGCGTGTAAACGTCCCGCTGGGCGCTCGTGTGCTGTCCCTGGGCTGCGGCGTCGGCGGCATGGAGGCGTACTGGCAGGCCCAGCGGCGTGACCTGTGCTTCACCCTGGTCAACGCATCGAAGGCGCAGCTAGTGCGCTGCCTGTGCCAGGGCCTGCTGATCCAGGCCGACATGCAGGACCCCGACCTCGCGGCGCGGCTGCCACGCCAGGACCTCGTCGTCCTGGGCTACAGCCTGCACCACGCCTACAGCGTGCCGGCGATGCTGGCCGTGGCGCGGTCGTACCTGAAGCCTCGGGGCACACTGCTGGTGCTGGACGTGTGCGACACCTCGGAGCGTTTCAACGACGCCGTGCAGTACCGGGGCCTGGACAGCGGGGCGCTCGACGATGCCGGGCTCGCACGCCAGGACCACGGCGTGCAGTGGCACAGGCTGCCTGCCGGCCTGATCGGCGAGCATGTGGCCGAGGTGCTGGACGCTGGCGAGGCCACGCCTGGGCTGTGGGTCGGCGGCCCGCCATAACTACCAGCGACGAAACATGAGCAAGTGGCGGCTGATGTTCATCCTGCTGCTGCTGTGCATCTTCGCCCTGTTCGGCTGGTCGGCAGGCGAGGGATGGCTGTGATGCACGACCCCTGGTGGTCCTACGGCCTGGACTTCGTCGTCGCCTTCATCGCCGGCATCGCTGCCGACCGCTGGCTGATCTGGAGGGCCAAGCACCGTGGCTGACATGACCGGCTGGATCATCCTCGCTGCATCCCTGGGCTTCATCACTGGCGGGGTCACGATGGCCTGGGTCCTGTGGTACTGGATGGGCGGACCGAGCCTTGGCTGAGATCGTCCTGCCCAACGGGTTCGTCGGTCGGCCGCCGCAGAAGGCGCTGATGCGCTACTTCGACCACGGCGGCCTGCGTGCGGCCGTGTGCTGGCCCAGGCGGTTCGGCAAGGACCTCACCATGCTGCACCAGACCGCCAAGATGCTGCACGAGCGCCCGGGCATGTACTTCCACATGCTGCCCACGCACAAGCACGCTCGCAAGGTCGTCTGGGACGGGTTCGACAACCAGGGCAGGAAGACCCTCGACCAAGTCTTCCCGAAGCACCTGCGCGAGGACACCAACAAGACCGAGATGAAGATCACGTTCAGGTGCGGCAGCATCTGGCAGCTTGTAGGCTCGGACTACTACGACAGCCTCGTGGGCTCCAACCCGTTCGGCATCGCCATGAGCGAGGCGGCGCTGTCGGACCCCCGCGCCTGGAGCATGTTCCGCCCCATGCTCGCGGCCAACGGCGGCTGGGCCGCGCACATCTCTACACCCCGGGGCTACAACCACTTCTACGACCTGATCCAGTTGGCGAAGACCAGCGACCACTGGTACCACTCGCACCTGGGCGTGACCGAGACGCAGCACATCCCCCTGGGCGTGCTGGAGGACGAGCGGCGCGAGATGCCCGACGAGCTATATCGCCAGGAGTACGACTGCGACTTCAGTGCCGCGAACGTGGGCGCGATCTTCGGCCGCTACGTCGAGCAGATGGAGAAGCAGGGCCGCATCTGCATGGTCGAGGCGGGCGGGCCCAACGACGAGGTCTGGGTCACCTCCGACATCGGCTACCGCGACAAGGCGGCGTTCGTCTGGTGGAAGCGCATGCGCGGCGGCTTTGAAATCTTCCACTACGACGATGGCAGCGGCATGGATGCCGAGGAGTGGATACCCAGGCTACAGAAGCAGCCGCGCGCCGATGTGCTGGTGCTGCCGCACGACGCCAAGGCCAGGAGCTTCGCGTCCAAGCGCTCGGTGGTCGAGACGTTCCTGGCCGACCGGCCCTGGGCCGGCTGCGACGTGCGTGTAAACGAGCAGCGGAAGAAGGCCGACAGCATCAACGCGGGGCGGCTGATGCTGCGCCGGGTCAGGATCGCCAACAACGAGGCCTGCAAGCCCCTGCTGATGGCCCTCAGGGCCTACCACTTCAAGTACGACGACGAGACGAAGACGTTCAGCAGCGAGCCCGAGCATGACTGGTCGAGCCACCCGGCCGATGCGTACATGGAGGGCGCGGCCAAGCTGGTGGTGATCGAGCCCCCGCCGCCCGAGAAGACCATAATCGTCCCGCCGCTCAGTCACTCCTTCACCCTGGAGATGCTCCACGAGACTGTCGGGCCCTCGGCGAACCAAGGACGACTCTGATGGCTACATACCCGCCGCAACAGCCTCCAGGCGCAACTACTGGTAGCGCAATGCCATCGGATGGCAAGGAGTATCAGGACATCCACGATGGCAAGAAGCCCGGTGATCAGTCGCTAATCCCCGAGCGTGACCAGGGCAAGGACCCGGCAAAGCTGGCCGAGCGCTGGGAGCGGGAGCTTCAGGCTGCAAAGAAGGAGTTGTCGAAGTTCCACACCACCGCCAGGAAGCTGGTGAAGAAGTACCTCGACGAGCGCGACGGCGCGGCCTTCGACAACAGCGACAGCAAGTTCAACCTGTTCTGGTCGAACATCGAGGTGCTGAAGTCGAGCCTGTACGCCAAGCCTCCCAACGTGGACGTGAGCAACACCCACAAGGACAGCGAGGACGATGTCTCCCGGGTGGCGGCCAACATCCTGCAGCGGATGCTCAACAACGACTGCGAGGACGACGACGAGTCGACCTACCCCGAGATCACCCGGCAGGCCGTGTCGGACTACCTCGTCATCGGCCTGGGTCAGGTCTGGTACCGCTACGAGGTGGAGACTGAGGAAACACAGACCGACCCGGTCACCGATCCGACGACCGGCGAGCAGCTTGCCGAGCCCGTGCCCTACGAGGCGATCACCTCCGAGGATGCGCCGGCCGACTACGTCTACTGGGAGGACTTCTGGTGGAGCCCGGCCAGGGTCTGGCAGGACGTGCGCTGGTGCGCGCGGCGGGTCTACATGAACCGCGAGGAGCTTTGCGCCCGCTTCGGCGACAAGATCGGCAAGGACATCCCGGTCACCAAGCAGAAGACCCGGGCCGATGCCCTGGGGCACATCAACGACCCCTGGGAGAAAGCCGGGGTCTTTGAAATCTGGGACAAGACGACCAAGTGCGCCTACTGGCACGTCATGGGCTACAACATCATCTGCGACTACAAGCAGGACCCGCTGAAGCTCAAGGGCTTCTTCCCGTGCCCGCAGCCGCTGATGGCGAACCTGACCACCAGCAAGTTCATCCCCCGCGCCGACTTCCTGCTCGCGCAGGACCAGTACGGCCAGATCGACGAGTTGACGACCCGGATCAAGTACCTGACCAAGGCGTGCAAGGTGGTCGGGGTGTACGACAAGAACAGCACCCCCATCGGCCGGGTCTTTCAGGAGGGCATGGAGAACCAGATGCTCCCGGTCGACAACTGGGCCGCCTTCGCCGAGAAGGGCGGGCTCAAGGGCCAGATGGACTTCGTCCCCATCGACATCATTGCCGGGGTCATCGAGAAGCTCACCCAGCAGCGCGACGTGATCAAGGGCAACCTCTACGAGGTCCTGGGCATCGGCGACATCATGCGCGGCATGACCAACCCGGATGAAACCCTGGGCGCGCAGCAACTGAAGGCCCAGTTCGGCGGCAACCG